ATGACAGGCAACGTGATTGAACTTGATGGGCAATTGTTAAAATTAAAGCGGATTCGCATTAATACCAACGTATGCAATCACCGGCGGTTTGGGGTCTGGAAAATCGCTCGTTTCTATCGGCCGCATTCAAGATTATTTGAAACATGGTAGTCGTAAGGGGGCTTGCGCCCCCTCTTTTTTTACGGTTATGAGAATTGTTTAGAAAAATGATTTCAGTACTAAAGCCACAACGCCGCCCAGTACTAAGCCGGTCATCCATTTTAATATCTGAAGTTCTGCTTTCATGGGTGCTAGTTCTAATTGAATGTCTTTTTTTGTGACTAGCTCCTGATCGTTGGACGCATCGCGGTAGGCGTTCGCAATTGCTTCGGCCTGGTTGTTTTGCATACCGCTGGCTTCAGGTGTTTTAACGAATTTCAGGGTGTCGAATGTAACGGTGCTCATGATGTTCTTTTCGGTTGATGGTTAAGACTAAATCATTTTCACTACATTAGCAATTTAGTGACCACTCGATGCACTCTCCTGGACGTAAAAAAACTTTCCGCCTCGATGCTCAACCGTCCCGCTTTTTGCCCGAGAAGAAAAAAGGGTTTCGGGCGGTGTTGATCTGCTGGATCTGACCCGAAGACCGTAGGGTTCGGCAGTCGTCCCGCCGAAGGTTAACGGTTTGATTGTTCTTGATGATTTTTAATTCGCGTGAATGGGCTGACAAGGGCAGGGCGGCTGTTATCGCATGGCTTCGCCATTCTCGTAAACTCGGTTGGGATGTCATTTACATTATGCAAGACGTGAATTCTATTGATAAGCAGATTCGCGCCGGATTGATTGAGCATGAGGGCGTTTGTAAGCGTTCTGACCGTATGTCATTGCCTTTTGTTGGTGGTATTTTACGTGCTCTCGGTCTTGGTTTTTTGAGTCGTCCGCCTCGTGTTCATGTCTGCACTGTTAAATATGGCCTTTCCCAGCATGCTCTGTCGTTGATCGTTGGATGTATCGTGGTGTCTTGCTTCAGGATGGTTACGACACGAATCAGATTTTTAGTGAATTTGATGTTAACGGTGACTCTGTCGGCATTCATTCTATCTTAAGTCCTTGGCATACGCGGGGGCGTTATTTGCCTCCGCCGTTTTTGACTCTTTTTCTGCTCTACCTTCGTGGTACTCCTTGGCGAAAGCCGGTTTCAACCTTCAAGCATCCGTTGGTTTCTCGCATCATGAAATTACCGCCGGAACGGCGGATAGAGTTTTTCAATCGTTTTGATTCTTGCGGTGCATTTTCATGAGGTTGGTTATTTTGTGTTGCTTGGCTGTCTCGGCTTGTTCGTTTCCTTCGCATCGTGATGTTTATCTTGATTGGTACAAGTGTATGCAAAACAATTATGTGAAAGATTGTGATTGAGATTTCCCGATCACAGCTGTATGCCGCGTCTTTACTGGGTTTGAAAAAAGAAAAGGGGGCTTTCGCCCCCTTTTTTTCTCTGGCCGTTGGCTAATTGTTAAGCTGTTGCATACCGCCTTACATCTAACTCAACGCCATGTTGTGCGGCCTGATTTGCTTGCTCTAACAATGATCGGGTGATTTTTGCATCGTGGTAAGCCTCTCCGCAATTTTCACAAACTTCTGCGGGAACGTTTTTAAACATCATTGTCGAGTTGCCGCGTTCTAGCGTAATGCTTGCAACACCGTGTTGTGTATTTCCGTGTTTGCAAATTGGACATTTCATTTTTATCTCCTTGTTTTCAGGTCTTCGAGCCAGATTTCTGGGTTTGGCTCGTATACCGTAATTATGATTCTGATGTCTTCGTCGACAGAGTCGGCGTATACAACGTGAACAGCCTTGTTTCCTGCATGTCCTAATAACAGTGCGCTAGGATAGGGCGTGTCATTCGGGTATGCCTCAATAATTGTTCCGGTTTCAATTGCCTGTTCTACGTCAATTTCTGATATGCAACGCTCATGCATTCGCTTGATGGCGTGTTGTCTGTAAATTATCCGCATGCTTTTCCTTCGTTTGATTGTCAAGACTAAATGATTTTCACTACATTAGCAATTTAGTGACCACTCGATGCACTCTCCTGGACGTAAAAAAACTTTCCGCCTCGATGCTCAACCGTCCCGCTTTTTGCCCGAGAGGAAAAAAGGGTTTCTGGCGGTGTTGATCTGCTGGATCTGACCCGAAGACCGTAGGGTTCGGCAGTCGTCCCGCCGAAGGTTATCCAGTCAGCGCGCAGCCTGTTTTTTAATCACGGAGCTTTTCGCCGTTGATTTTTATTTATCGCGCTGGGGTGTTATTGTGACTTTATGATATTTCATCCATACCCAGTTTGGTCTGTTGTAATCCGTAATCATTTTTGGACTCTGCGTTATATTCGCGGATTCAATGAGTCGCGGAGACGTCAGCAATATTGGCTAATCGAGAAAGAAAAAAACGCCTGTATGAAACAGGCGTTGATAGTGAAGTGGTGCGGTTGTTATGCCGAGATATGGCAATTCCTCGGAATCCTCATGCTGAAAAGCGCTTTTGGGATGAATTTCATAAGCCCGCGAATTCTCCATAATTTTCTTCTTATATTTGACATAATATACATTTGAATTCAACGAGTTACGATCTAACCCTATCAATTCACTTGCATTTGCTGGGGCAGGTGTCATGTTTAAAATGACAGCACCTAATATCACCGACGCGGCATGACTCACAAAAGGGAGCAATACCGCTCTTCTTTCCTGATTTTTTTCTGTTATTAATTCGCTTGCTGAAATTACTTCCATTTCATTTATTGTTAATAGTTGAGCAATTTGACAACAAACTGCGATTGGTAAACCTGCGCGTCCGTTTTTTGCATTTGTAATTTGTTGAGAAGATACGCCAAGATAATCGGCTAATTCCTTTTGGCTCCCGACTTCCATTATTGCTAAGACAATGTAATTTTTCATATTCATTATTTTCTCCTGTTGACATACAAATTTATTTGATTTATTGTGTCGATCAAATAAGTTTGTATGCAATTAAATTTGTATGCGCTTAGATTGCACCAAACAGCGCAACAAGTCAATCAACAGGGGGCAGGAATGCAAAACGGACAACCAGCACAGCAAAGGCTTATAGGCGTTTCTGGCATTATTCCCGTGCATCTTGAAAACCGTCTACACAATTTAGCAGCTTCAAACCGCCGCGATTTCGACTTAGATTACTCGGACACGTTCGCTCAGGTGATCGCGCTAGGTGTCGATGCATTACAGTCCAGACGTTCGTCGGCCTATGTCCGGTCAACTGAAATTATGAAAAAGGTTTGCGGCTAATGACTCCTGCAAACCAACAGGCGCTTGAGGCTTTACAGGCTTACGACCTCGCGCATCCTCCCGTTGAGTCTGTCTCAACACAACCAGAATTTTTCAAGATAGTGCTGACTGATGATTCCAAATGTCCGGTCAAGCTAATACCGAATCGCATGTCATCTGGGGATGGTGTTGCATTCCTCGATTGGGTCAATTTCACTATCCACGAATCAACCATGATTGACTCTGCTTTAGAGGGGCAGTGTTTTTCTGACGAAGATTTCATGGTTTCGTTTTCTCGCATCCTCTTTAAGATTTTCGGCTTTGGTCTTACTTCTCGCATGAGTACCGGATCTGATTTCTACCAAAAAAGATGGGTGCTAGGGGAGGGCTTCGGCTTTGTCTGTTTCGGCGGCAATAACTCAACCGTCTTGACCAAGCTTTCTGGCACTGGCTGTGCGGCTGCTCTGCACGGTTGGGAATCTCGGTTAAGAAATTTCCTAGAGTATCAAGCTGTCCAGCCTCGTATCACGCGCCTCGATCTGGCGCACGATGTCTATGATGGTCAATCCTACAATGTGGATAGAGCTTCCAGTGATTACGATGCTGGCTTATTTTCTTCCGGCGGTCGCTCTCCGAATATCGAACTGCGCGGCAACTGGCGCACGCCAAACGGCAAAGGCCGCACGGTCTATGTCGGCGCAAGATCAAACGGTAAATATCTCCGCGTCTATGAGAAGGGCCGTCAGCTGGGCGATGCTACATCTGAGTGGGTTCGTATCGAGGTTGAAATTAAATCCATTGATCGCGTTATCCCTTTTGATGCTCTGGTTAAGGCTGGCGAATATCTCGCGGCAACTTATCCGGCGCTCAATTTTCTGTCCGTTAAGCAATGTCGCATTGAAACAATTTCCCGTACTGCTAAGGCTGGCTATGCGCACACGGTTGCATGGTTAAAACATCAGTGTGGATCATCTTTGGCTCTGGTCGCTGAGATAGAGGGCGGGGCGGATCAGGCTCTTGATCTTATAAAACGCCCGATAGTTTTAAAGGGTGCTTTGCTCGTACCGTCTTGTGATACGCATCTAGTTCCTATTCATGATCGTGAGCGATTGGAGCATCCCGATATGGTTTTACCTGAATTCTGATTTTTGATTACCTCCTGTTTCCGGCGCTCAGGGTCAAAGGTATAGCCGTAGTAATTTATAAGGAAATTGTCATGAAATTTAAAGCCTCTGTTGTTGTTACTGGTCTGAAGCGTTCTAAAGGCGATATGGAAGGTACGCCTTATGACTTTACGTCTGTTTTTATTCAGGTTGATTTAGACGAATCTACAAAAAACGCTCGCGGTCAGGCTGTTGAACCGTACAAGCTTGGCACGTCAGACAATTACGCGACTTTCGACGGTTTCCAGTTGCCGTTTAATGCGATGGCTGAGTTTGAAATTACAACTACGGGCAAAGTCGCAAAGCAAAAATTGCTTTCCCTTGTTCCTGTTCCTGCTCGTCCGTAATGCAATCCCCTGCGCTCCGTCAAGTTTGGGTTATCCAGTGCAAAAGCACGGGGGCTTTCTTGACGCCTGAACAAGGCTTTGCTGCAAGCCTAAAGAGGGCAGGGCGTTTGTTCAATCCTGATGAAGTCAGAGAGACGGCTTTTGATGCGCTCGATGACGATTATGAGGTTCATACCTTCTACGAGGTTGTGCAAATGCTTGAGGGTTTTCGTCATTATGAGTAGCTTTTTCAATGCCCCCCCCCCCACATAAGATGGGGGGAAAGTATCTTTGTAAGTATGTATGTAGGGTATTTTCCCAAAATTTTATAGGGTTGGATTCTTGATGTTTAGTGAACATTCCATCACTGCCGACTGGTTCATTCAGCAAGTCATATTAGCCCTGATTCATAGTGCTGTTTATGGCATGGCTTACCACTTTTTCAAAGGGCTGTCCCTCGGTGGTGCGGTGTTGGCTTGCTTGTGTCTGCTGGTCGTAGCGTGGCTCGCATTTAAACTTTTTAGGCGTTAGGTCAATTAAATGGCTTTTACTTGCGTCCCAGTTGTTGCTCAGTGGGGTACTGTCTCCTACATCAACACGAATCAAGCCGCATGCGCTGCTAATCAGTGGGCTGTGTTCACCTCTGCTGATTTGACTGCCTATAACGCATCTTTAACCGCTGGCACGGCTTCAACCCCTGCCGTTACACAAACAACGTCATTCTTTCCCTCGATGACGATTGCGGAGGCTCTGCCCATATTTGCAGCTATCTCGCTGCTGTGGGGGCTGGCTTTCACCTTGAGGGCTATTGGTAATTTTCTAAAACCTAAATCTGGAGATTCAAATGATTAAAAAACTGAAAAACGCGCTGATTCGTAAACAATTCAAGATCGCTGCTGGCGCTGGTGCGCTTCTGGCTGCTGGCTCGTCACAAGCTGCCATCGATGTAACTGGCGTTACAGCTGCCCTCACTGATGGTTTGACCGCTGTAGGTACGATCGGCGGTGCTGTTCTGCTCATTTGGGGGACAAAGAAGGTTTACGCCCTCATTTCCGGTCGTTAATCTTCAGTAAACAAATAATTCCCCTTGTTGCGCGTAGCCTCAAGGGGATTTTTTTTAAGGGGTATAAATTGGAAGGTTATCTTTTGTTACTCGGGCTTATCGGTGCTTTATGGATTCTCTTCGCTCCCTAGTTTTACTTCTCGCCGTGTTTTTTTCCGGCCATGCTTTTGCTGGTGTTGACTACTCTCAACCCCAGCAGTCATTCTCTGCACAAAGCTTGTCAGGTTCTTTTTCTAGCGCTGGGCTTATGCTTTCCGCTTTTATGTCTCATTTTCCGCAATATACGTCCTGTACTTTTGATGGCGTCAACTCGCATCCAATTCTCTGCGATGGCACTGGCGGCGGCGGACCTTATACTCAGCAACCTATGGGTGTCGGTTATGCTTCTGCCCCTCTTTGCCCTTTATCATCTACGTTTAATTCTGTTTCTGGTCAGTGCGAAAAGCCAAATTCATGTACGGCTGGCCAGACTATTTTTGCTGGTCGTTGGTCGTCTATGCCCTCAAACGGCTGTAATTCAGGGTGTAATGCAGTTTGGACAGGCTCAAACGTTGCGGGAAGTTCCTCTAATTTTTCCGGTTCTGCTGTCCTCGATGGGTCGTCATGTTCTGGTGGATCGGCTGTGCCTCCTCCTGATTTGCAGGATATAA